ATTTGCCTCTTCTAATCAAGAATGCTGGTAACAGTATTCTTGCAAGGATTGGCACTACGAATCTCAAGTATCAATTTGGCTTAAAGCCATTGATAGGAGATTTATTGAAGTTGACGATGTTAAAGCAAGCCATCAACAGACGGGTTGCTGAACTTCAACGACTTCATTCCGAGAAGGGTTACCGACGTACTGTCACTGTCTATAGTGGCACCGTTACTGATTCCAGTAACGAGGTCTACCAGTCAAATTTCGGATATTACTCCGGACATATGACTAAGGTAACATCCGAAGTGGTAAGAGTTCATTGTAGATGGTATCCATCTGCAACATTCTTCCCTTGGGATGAAAAAGACGGTGATCTCTGTAAGCTTGCTACCAAGGCTCTTCTTGGATGGACAGTAGATTATACTACCATCTGGGAAGCTTTACCTTGGAGCTGGCTCATCGACTGGTGTTCCGGCGTTGGTAATTTTATCAACGCGGGTCGGAATACTGTCGGTGCTACCTTAGGATCTGTAACAGTCTTAAGGCATCAGAGGACGGAATACTGCGGTGCTGCGTCAAACGTTAACGGTACGGCTCAAGTTGAGCCGTGGTCCGTTTTACGTCATACGAAGGATCGCACACTTTCGTCAGTGTTTCCTACCGCCACATTTGAGTTTCTAAACAATTCTCAAATGGGGATCGTTGGTTCCTTGGCAGTGAGGGGCCTATGATGAGTATACATAGGTCCTAATTACTGCATTAGGAATACAACGAAGGAGTAGTGTTATGAGTTTCGCGGATCCCGCGGTTGTCACCATCAATTCGGTGGCCAAGAGCCTCGTCCGTATTAAGCAGGATGGATACTCATCTGAGTATCTTCTCCGTACTTCTACGGAAGAGTATCGGATGCAAATCCGGAATAGCTCGTATTACGACAAGAAACGTTCTGTCGATATTGATCGGCATAACATCGAACTCGTGCATACGGTTTTTCCGGTTGCACCGGCGACCCTCGCTGTAAAGCGAAAGGTCTACGCGGTCATTGAAAATCAGAAGGGTGATACCCTTTCTGATCCAACGAACGTGGCTTCTGGTCTGTTGGCATACTTGACAGCGTCAAGCAATGCCAACATTTCGAAGATGATGAACCTGGAGTCTTAATTCTTAAGACACTGGGTTCTACTCAACTCCCCACACGGATTTGGGTGTGATAACTGCATTCCGCGGCTTGGATTCCAACCCTCTCGAAAGGAGGCTAGAATGAAAAGCCAAGCGGACAGCCTACTCCATGTCGCAGAAGGACTTCATAAAGATTTCCTTCTGGCATACCCGGCGTTAAAGGATGAGTTTGTCAAGGACTTTGATAGACTCCGCCTTTATTGTCGATCACGAGGTCTAGCATTCTTTACGCTAGATCTCCCACATCTCGATTCCTTATTAATTCAAGGACTTGAGAATGGACGCCTTACGCTGAATGGTCCTCTCACAAGGAGAGTATCAAACAGGGTTAAAGTGCCGCGATTATTCGCGGGACTTTGGCTGCGCGTGTTCGATAAGAACGCCTGTTTGAAGCAGGAGTCTGATGTCACTGCGATCTTCTTTCTTAGATCTATATTCTGTCTAGGAAAGAAGTTAGCTGTGGAATGCACTTACGATCGCATTCAAGCGAGCATGAGGGCATACCATGACGTCGAACGACAGTTGCGAAGTCCCACTAGAAAGTGGGATCTCGACTTTGTCGACTTCGGGGAAGGTAGTAACCGCATTAGTTTGTGCGAAAGCTATCCTTACCGTCATCCCTACCGGGATTTCGATCTTCAAGGGAGTCTTTGGACTCTTCAAGAAGAAGAAGAAATCTCCGGAAGTTATTGGGATGTAGGTACCCGTCGTCTCCTAGATCAAGTTCAGCAAGTTGCTGACTTGATCTCTGAGTCACTCGGCTCGTATTTTCCTGTCTTCTATTCAGAAGATTTAGAAAATTCGGGCAAGGGAACCAGCTTCAGACATGGTCCTGGAGCAGTAGCAGAACGGTTGGGTTCTCATGAGAAATCATGTTTTCCCAACTGGCCTGATAAGCTGCAAGCCGTGTTTCCATTTCACAAGATTGCAAATACTGCGTCTAGTGACGTGGAACGCCCCTCTAATCATGAGGTGGCGAGTCGCTTGATCTGTGTGCCAAAGACTGCAAAAAGTCCTAGGCTCATAGCATCCGAACCGACAGCACATCAGTACTGTCAGCAAGGAGTTAGACATTTTCTAGTTGATCGATTAAGAAAATCCTTTTTAAGGACAGACTTTGTCGATTTTCATGATCAGTCTAAATCAGGTGACCTTGTCTTGCTTGCTTCCTTGGATCGAAAACTTGTTACTGTTGATTTAACAGATGCAAGTGATCGTCTTTCGTGTTGGACCGTGGAGCGGGTGTTTCGAAGAAATCCTTCGTTACTTACCGCTTTGCACGCCGCACGAACGAGGTACGTTAGAGATGAAATCTCTTCCGTTCCGGGCTTCTTGAAACCCAAGAAGTTTGCCTCGCAAGGTACTGCAGTCACGTTTCCTGTGCAGAGCATCGTATTTCTCTCCATCGCTTTAGGCGTCTGCCTGGACGGTGAAGTGAGTAAAGATGCAATACGCAAGTTGCGTGGTAAGGTCCGCGTATTTGGTGATGACATTGTCATCCCCAGATACGGGTATGAGCGACTTATCCGTGTCATGAATTCTCTTCAGTTAAAAGTTAACGAAACAAAAAGTTTCGTTAACGGTAACTTTAGAGAATCATGTGGAGTCGATGGTTTTAAGGGTTACGATGTAACTCCTGTTAAACCAAAGACCTTAGTCGCCGACAGTCCGGCGTCGTGCCAGGCTGTAGTTGATACCTCCAACAATCTCTTTAATAAAGGATTATGGAATGCATCAGACAGTCTTAGAGCCCTCCTTCCTGCACGTCTACGACGTGCAATCAGGATCGTGGGCATCAACGACGCTGGATCTTCTGGGTTCACCGCGTTTAGTGGAAGCTATGAATCTCATCTTGCAAAAAGATGGAATTCTAGGCTACATCGGAACGAGGTACGAGTTTGGACATTATCTGTCCAATCTCAAAAGAGACCCAGAGAAGGGTGGCCGGTATTGCTGGATTTCTTTACCAGCAAGCACAATCATGAGCATGCTCGGATTGTGTCAAGTTATACCGACACCCGAAAGGCCAGAAGTGGCCTTTCATGGGAGCCCTGTAGTCCTCATGCTCAGCATGATATTGGATTGCATGGATAATGACGTACCTTCTGCGATTTCCTTATGGGAATCAAAGAAGCAACAAGAGAAAGGAGCAACTCTAGATGTAGAGATGCTCGCGACTCTTGGTCATTACCGTGATATCTATATCACGCCTAGTGAGCTTGAGGAGGCTTTCTCCTATTTCCACGAAACTATCGTAGATAGGAACCAGTAACATGACACAACGTACAAAATATGCATATCTGTTTCTTCATGAATTGAAGTTTGGCCTTTCTCCCTTTTGGGAAAGAAAGGTTTTACTTCGATCCGAGGCCAGAAGGCTTCGCGGAACCTTTGGTGCCGAAAGGCTCATTGGTCCGTTTGAAGTTACAGATACGTCTATCAGTTCGGGGTATCATGCCAATGGCTGTTAGCCTCATCTGATGACTACGGG